GTCTCATGGCTCGATGTGTGATGTGATCGCCGGATTGGATGCGGCTCCGGCGGGCCGCGTGGTGGTCAGGCTTTGTACTTGACGGCGACAAGATCGTCGTCAGTTGCAGGTGCCTTGGGGCTTGGCTCGGCAACCCGATTAGGCGCGCCAAACGTGGTTGCCTCCCAGTTGATTTTGTAGTCGCTCTGCTGCTTGAACGGGCAGGTGGTCATGGCTGTCAGGTAAACGCTCGATGTGGGGTGCCGGGCTGGCCGGCTTGCACAGATCCTACATCATGCTCCGCCGTGGTGGGTCGTGGTCAGTAACGGATCGACACAGTGGCGATGCCATCAAGCGGAACGCCAAGCCGCCACGCGGCACCAGCACTCAGGTCGATGCTGTTGCAGTCGCATCGATCCGTCACAGGCACCGTCAGCACACGGCTGCCGTGGCGCACCGTGACGCGGGTTCCACATGGCAGCCACGGATGGGCGGCGCTGATGCCCCAATGTCGGTATGTGCCGCCGCAGTATGCCGGGCGTCCGCTGTACCAGCTGTCATAGACCGTGGCGGTCACAGGCCTGCCATGGGCTGGACCCTGCAGCAGCAGGGCCAGGGCGATGCTCAGGCGGCGGATCACAACGCACAACCTGCAGCAACCAGCTGCGCCTTGCTGGCCTTGCGGCTCATGCCGGTGATGGCGCGCAACTCACGATGCGTCAGCTGCTCAAGGTCAGCCGCTACTGCCATCAGCGGATGCACCAGCGGCGGCGCAACAGGCCGGCGCCTGACGACCATCGCGGTGATGTCGTCATTCAACCGATGCAGCCATTCACCGCAGCAGTAGCCGGCGGCATAAACCGCCACCAGCACAACAGCAACAGCGCGGACAATGCGCTCAATGTATGGCGCCCAGTCAGTGGTCAGGATGGTCTTCATGGTTCTAGATGTGGGGTGGGTCAAGCGGCCAGACGGTTGGCGCGTGCCGCCATGGCACCGGCCATGATGTACGTCTCGTACTCGCGGCCATAGCGTTCCAGTGCAGCCATAGAAGGCCAGCGCAGCGGAGTGCCGAATTGTTCCTTGCGCAGTTGGGCGCAGACGAGAATGTTGCGCCAGTCAGATGCGGTCATGTCTCTCAGGTTGGGGTGCCGGGCTTGCCGGCTTGCGCAGATCCTACACCATCCTCAACCGTGGTCAACTTAAACCCGCCGAGGCGGGCTGCCATTCAGAACCACTCCTGCAGTTCTGCCATGGCATCCGCCAGTCCGTTCTCGATGCCGTCTGCCATTTCGATCAGCTCCTGGCTCAAAGCCAGGCCGCGTTCGATCGAAGCGGAATAGGCAGCAAGGGCGTCGTCGATCTCTGCGAACAGAGCATCGATCTCAGCCTGGCTGGCGTCGCGGGTGGTGGCGTCCATCTGGATCTCCGGTGTGTGGTTGAGCCCCCGGCGGGACTCATTGGTGCCGGGTATGGCCACCACCGGAGCGGGACGCTTCCCGCGGGATATGCAATTGTCTAGGTGCTGGGCTCCTGGCCCACGTGCAGCAATCCTACACCATCCTCAACCGTGGTCAACCCAACGGCATCCTCCACGCTGCGCGCCACGCCAGCGATGCCGCCAGCGGCCTGCACCGCCTCCATCCATTGCCGCTGATCCGGCCTGAGCCGACCCGTGGCGCTCTTGACCTCGATGCTGGTGAATACCGCCACCTGCTGACCCACCATGTCCGGCGTGATCGTTCGCGTCGTCCACCCGATCAGATCCGCGCTGCCCTTCGCCAACCCGAACTGCACCGGCCTGCCATTGCGGTCGAGCAGCGTCCCGGTGTTGTTGCGATGCAGCCGCACCGGACCCCTGGAGCACTGGAGGCGGATCTGCTGCTGGATTGATTGCTCAGATGCCATGCCGCTTCGCAAGCCGCGCCTGGTGGACGCGTTCTGCCCATCCTGCCTTGTAGCCACGTTGCCGGGCCAGCTCGCGCAATGACTCCAGGTCGGTGGCATTGCCTTGCTCGCGCTTGCGGGCACGCATCTGCAGCTCCCGCAACTCACCCGGTACCACCTGCAGCTCACGCACCTCAGGCCGGAACTCATGCCGGCACTCCACGCAGACCTGCGCATTGGCTGGGTTCGCCGCAAAGCACACCGGGCACACCTTCACCGATGGCGCTGCCTCACGGTCGCGTTTCTTCACACCATCCAGGCTCCACTCGCGATCCTCCAGGTGGTGGCCGAGGTTCAACGTATTTCCCACATGGTCGAGTACCACCGCCACCTTGTCGCCGCTGGGCCTCAGGCATCGACCGATCATCTGCAGATGCAGCCCCACGGATGCCGTTGGTCGCAGCATGATGCATCCTCCGACACTCGGCACATCCACCCCCTCACCGATCAGCGCACAGCTGGTCAGCACCTTCAGCCTGCCGGTGCCCAGGTCCTCCAGTAGCCCCCGTCGCGTTGGGCTGTCCATCGTGCCATCAATGCTTGCAGCAGCAACACCCTGCCGCTGGAACAGATCCGCTACCGCCTCCGCATGAGCCACGCTGCAGCAGAACGCAATCGCCGTCTGGTTGCTCAGGTGCCTGCAGTAATGGCTGAAGACATCACCATGGATCTGCTTCACCCGCTGCTCGGCTTGCTTGCTGTCGTAGTCACCCATCCGCTTCCGCAGTCCCGCCGCATCAAAGCCCGGTGGTGCCAACACCCGCGCTCTTGCCAGGAATCCGTTGTCCGTCAGCCATGCCGCCGTCGGACCCTGCACCATCACCTCATAGTGCTCGCCGAGGCCGCGGCCATCACCTCTGATCGGTGTTGCCGTCACACCCAGCAGATGCGCCGTGTGGAAATGATCCACCACCTTCGACCATGTTCCTGCCGTGGTGTGGTGCGCCTCATCAACGACCACCAGCTGGAAGAAATCACGCGGCAGCAGATGCAGCCTTCGCGCAATAGTGCCGACGCTGGCCACCTGCACCGCATGGGTCAGGTTCATGCTGCGTCCAGCCTGGATCAAGCCATGCGGGATGCACATGGCCTTCAGGCTACGGCTGGCCTGCTCCAGCAGCTCCGCGCGATGCACCAGGATGCAGACGCGGTTACCCTTGCGCGCAGCAGATTGGGCGATGTAGCTGAAGCAGACTGTTTTCCCGCCACCGGTGGCGAGCACCGCCAGCACCCGCCGGCGGCCCATCTGATACTGCAGGCGGATGTCGGTGATGAGTTGTTGTTGGTAGGGTCTTAGTTGCATGGGTCAAAACTCATCAAGGTTGATCAATGCCGCCTGATCCGGTTGACGTGTGTCTTCTACGGCAATCTCCATATTCTTGATGGCTTGCTTGTAGTACGACTCCTTCAACTCAATGCCAATCCCACGACGACCAAGATTCACGGCGCCATAGACCTCGCTGCCTACGCCCATGAATGGAGTCAGCACCGTCTCGCCAGGATTGGATCTAAGGCAGATAGCACGATCAATCACATCCAGCTGTAAAGGATGCACATGCTTCTCGTCATCTGGATCCTTGCTATCGCGGAATGGAAGAACTCGTCCCATGGTGATGTCATCCCAAATAGATGACGCATACCGGCGCCAGATCCAATGGCTGAAGCGGTTCTCGGTTTGCTTGCCTTTCCAGTTGCGGTACTTGTGCAGATCCTGCGGTATCGGACACTCTCCGGCGTAGTGATCAAGGCCGGTAGGATTGGCGATCGGCACTGTATTGGAGCCACTGCGGCGGAAAATCAACAGATAATCAGCACTCGCAACACCGGCATACGCAGCATCATCGACAATGGTCTTATGGGCCAGATTCTTGACCATCGTCCGGTTGCGAACCCATAGAGGTTCTTTCCAGATCGTATGCCGCGCCACATAATGCCAGCCATGTTGCTGATGCAGCTCGATAATCTTGCCAGGCAAATCCAGCAATGCATCCTGACCACTATTCCCCGTTGGAATGTCGGTGCAATGCACAGCCGTCAGCCTTCCCGGTAGCGTCAGCCGGTGCAGTTCTTTTACCACATAGCCATAATGCACCATGAACTGGTCATAGTCTTTACAGTTGCTAATGTCACGCTCGTTTGAGCTATAGACATACAAGCCAGCGAACGGAGGTGAATAGATCGAGAAATGGATCGATTCGCTGGGTAGTCCTTGCATCACTTCGATGCAGTCGCCGTTGTAGATTGCGTAACGGTCAGTGATCACAGCCATGATGGAAGCTCGATAGGTGCGTTGTTGTATTCTTTGCGCTGGATGTCCAGCGAATGATTCATCTCGGCTACAAGGTTGCTGAACATTTGCTCAGCTTGCTGGCGCTTGCGATGCAGGTTGTCCATGATTCGCCGCTCGCCTTCGGTCAGGATGATGTCAACCGTTACCGGTCGCTCTTGACCAAACCGCCAGCAGCGCCTCACCGACTGGTAATACTGCTCAAAGCTGTGAGACGGAAAATAGGTGATGTGGTTGCAGACTTGAAAGTTCAATCCCCAGGCGCCAATCTTGGGTTTTGTGATCAGCACTCGTGATCGACCTTCCGCAAAGTCAATCAATCGAGACTCTTTGATGTCATCACGGTCAGACCCTGAAACCTGTACGGCATCGGGGATCAATTGCTCCATCAAATTGCCTTCTTCATTCAAATGGCACCACACCAGCGCAGGCTGACCGGTGCCTGACACCATGGCAGCAACCTGCTCACAACGTTCGCGGATGGTGCGCTTTTTTTCAGCACGTTGCTCTTTGAGGTCTGTTGCCGGAATGGCAAACAGCATCCCATCGGGGACCGTGTCGGTTTCAATCAGATGATCAGCTTCAGTCAATGCTGGCAGCACAAACCGGCCATCATCAAATCCAAGGTCTGAAGGCTTGCGGCAAGCCCTTGCCCAGCTGGTGACCCATTGCCAGAACGGCACCTCGGCATGACCCTTGAAACGCCATTTGGGCGCCTCGCCATACATTCTCCGACTGGTCAAATTGCTCTGATCGTTCTTGAAGAAACGAGCAAGCATGTCCATGTGGCCCATGTAGCCAAGGGCTTCGGAGCTGGTGCCAAGCTCGATGAAGTCATTGGGTGCCGCCGTGGCGGTAGCCAGCAATCGGTATGGCACCTTGCGCATAAAGTCGGTGATCTCATTGCGGCGGGCGCCATCAAATGACTTCAGAATGCTCGACTCATCGCACACCACACCAGCGAAGTCAGCTGGCTTGAAATGTTCCAGGCGCTCGTAGTTGGTGATCACAATGCGACCTGTCACGCTGCCATCGCTTGAACGATGACACTCAATGCCGAACTTTTCGCCCTCGCGGATGGTCTGCGCCGCCACGGCCAGCGGCGTCAAAATCAGCACCGGCTTCCCGGTGTGTCGTACCACGTTCTCCGCCCATGTCAGCTGCATGGCGGTCTTGCCAAGCCCGCAATCCGCAAAGATCGCAGCCCGACCCTTTCGGATCGCCCACGTCACCAGAGACTGCTGAAAGTCAAACAACTGCGGCGGCATCCACACCGGCTCAAAGCCATGCGCGGCACCTTCGTGAGTCTTCTGGTTCAGAAACTCCTGATAGCTCATCCCACCTCCCGATCAGGCAGCGCGGGCAGTTGGTCAGTGATCCAG